ACCGTTTGTGCAGCCCAGGCGGTAAAGCCCGTTAGCCAGTGAGAACCACCCAGACGGGTCCTTAGGGTCTTCCTTGACATAGTACCCTCTTACGTTAATACCGCGGTAGAAGTCACCACCGCAGGACTCGCGAAAAGGGCCGGATGTGAAGGTCTTATCAGGATTAACTGAAAAGCCAAGGACACGAAGGGTAGTCTCAAGAGTTTTAACAGCACCGGCGGGAATGATGATATCGTCGCCATAGGCGAAAGTATCACCACAAACCCCATCGATTTGAGTACACGCGCGAGCAAGGCACCAAAAAATCAGTGTTTCAAGCTCAAACGTGTAACCGTTCCCCATGCTGGAGAACTTCTCAACCTCAACAAAACCATCGCCAAAATCGGTCTCAGGGCTCCGAGCGGAGTCTAAGAGATCGAACCAGTCGATAGGGAGGAGATCAAGAACTAGCCAGTAACTAATAGTGTCACTAGCGCTGCTAAGGTCCACAGTAGCATGACTGCCACTGATACTAGCGCGGCAGGCCAGATCGCGATTGCGATCCTGTTGAGTAGCAATATCAAGACCGGCTCGAGCGAGACGGTCATAAATTATGTTACCAATTGCCTTCTGCACTACTATGTTAAAGTGAGGTTCGATACAGATGCCACGATCTTTTGCGGCGTCCTTGGGAACTGTAGTAAAACGGTTCCCCCGAACAAACTTAACTGGACGCGCTTTCCAACCACCATTTGATGTCACCTCCGGCAGGGCAGAAACCCAAGCCTCATAGAATCTCAAAGTCTTGAGATGGGGACGACACGAAGGAGTTAGTTCAGGTAAACAAGAGATTTTGTCCATAATAGTTATGGAGCTACCCCTGTTGGCCGAGCTGCTGCCGGGGCCGAACTGAAACTCAAGAGACTCCCAATCAGGACAAGTGCCGAGTATCGAAGAGATAAGTGAACGGGCGCGTTGGAGAACGTGCTCGACACGAGAAGGAAACACCAAGTTACCTTCTGCTCGG